ATATAACGCCTAGTCCGACACCAACAGAAACTATTACTCCTACTCCAACAAACACAAGTACTCCAACAGTCACTCCAACAAACACAAGTACTCCAACGCCAAGTGTAACTGCTACTCAAACTAGTACTCCTACACCAACAATTACTCCAACAAACACAAGTACACCAACAGTCACTCCAACAAACACAAGTACTCCAACGCCAAGTGTAACTGCTACTCAAACAGGAACACCTACCCCGACACCAACATCATCACCAGTAGTTGTATGGTCTCCATCACAAATTGTAGGATTAAATGATTGGTGGACATCATCTTCAGGAGTTAATTTATCTGGCTCGCTTGTTGATTCTTGGGTTGGATATAATGGCAATACTTTTATACCTATGACTGTAGGAAATAAAGGAACATATTCAGCAAGTGATGCTGCTTGGAACTCTGAACCATCAATTACATTAAACCCAACTAATGCTGCTGGAGATTGGGGATATAAAGCTCCAACAAATATTACCACATCATCAACAATTTCTACATTTATTTTAGCCAGAAATAATATGTTCGCTAATGATAGACCAATTCTATTAGTATGGGATAATACTGGCTCAAATGCGAGAATCGCAACACTATTAGGGAGTGCCAATACTTTATGGGGTTATACTGATGGATTAGGTTATAATGGAAACTATACTACCTTAGGTGTTAGTGCTGTTGCCCCAAGTTATATTTTTAATGAAATAGTTTATAAACCATCATCAACATTATTAGAATGGTATGGTTCTAATACAAGCACATTAGGTTCTGTTAAAAAACAACTTACAGCAGCATCTTCAACTGGTATATTAAATGAAGTACAAATTGGTAGTTATTTTGGCACAATACAAACACCAAGTATGTCTGTTGTTGAGGTTATAACAATTAATGGACTTATTACTCCAAGTGATTTAACTAATTTACAAAGTTATTTTAACACAACTTACGGAATATAAACAAAATGAAAACTTTAGATATTTATTAGTAATGAAGAATAATTTACAGATATTAGATTTTAACGCCGCTCAGGTTCCACAATACCAAGAGGTAATAAAGAATAAGCCTTGGGTATATTATGGTGAAGATAATATTTTCCCCAATCATCTTTTAGCTCTATACCAATACTCAAGTATTAATAGAGCTTGTGCCAACGCTGTAATCTATGGTGTTAAAGGAAAAGGACTTATCGTTAAAGAAGGTAATCCTGATGTATTAGCTATGGCTAATAGAAATGAAACCATATTTGAGGTCTATAAGAAGATTGTTACAGACAGAGTATTATTTGGTGGGTTCGCATTAAACATCGTTAAATCAAATGATGGTGGAATTGCTGAGTTTTATCACACAGATTTTTCAAGATTAAGAGCCGGTAAAGAAGATGACTTTGGTAATATCGGTACATACTATTATTCTATTGATTGGAGAGGTTCAACAATTAATCCAAACAAATATAAGCCAGTTGAAATAGAAGCGTTTAATATGCTTCCCAATTCAGCAGTATCACAAATCTTATACGACAAAACTAACTATGTTCCGGGCATGAGTTATTATCCTTCGCCAGATTATTTAGCGGGTCTTACAACAATCCAATTAGATATTGAGATTAAAAACTTCCACTTGAATAATATGCAGAACTCTATGATGCCATCTATGGCTGTCAGTTTTACAAATGGAGTTCCTGGTGAGGAGGAGATGGATATGATTGAAAGACAATTACAATCAAAATATTCATCAACAAATAATGCTGGTAAGTTCTTTTTATTCTTTAGTGAGAACCCTGAGACAGCACCGGTAATTACACCAATAACAAATAACGCATCTGATGCTTGGTATACATCTATGGCTCCTCAAATTGAGAATAACGTATTAACATCTTGGAGAATAACATCACCGATGATTTTAGGTATTAAGACAGCAGGACAATTGGGTGGTAGAGCAGAAATATTAGATTCATATCAATTATTTTTACAGACGGTTATAATGCCAATCCAAGAGGAAATATTGGAGACATTAGAGAAGGTATTATTCTTGAAATATAAAGAACCAATAAAATTAGGAATTGAACAGAATCAAATATTACCTGATGATGTTCAATCAGAAATAGATAAGACAGAAGGAATATAATATGGCAGCACAAATATTATTAATATCGGAAACGAAGCTAAAGGCTTACACAACGTTAAATCAAAATATCGATATGTCTTTATTGACGAGTTGTATATTCATCGCTCAAGAGATTCACCTTCAAGCCTTAATCGGTACTAAAGGTTACAATTATTATCAAAATCTTGTTAGAGATAATCAATTATCAGGAACAACAATATCAACTGCTGATAGAACTATGTTAGATGATTATTTTGCTCCTTACTTGGTTCATGCTGCCGCTTATGAAGCGATGCCAGAAATATTTGCTCGTAAGATGAATAAAGCTATTACTATTGGTAATACCGAACAAGGTACATCAATCGATATTAAAGGAATGTCTTATCTAAGAGAGATAGAATTATCAAGATATAATTTCTATGCTCAACGTATGATGGATTTTTTATTGGGTAATCCAAGTGATTATCCCTGGTATTATCAATATGGTAATATCCAAGATATGCCACCTCAAAAAACTCAATACTTTGGTGGTGTATGGTTCACACCAGGTTTAAGAAAACCACCAAGACGTAATCAGGGGTATGGTAATTTACCTTCTTATTGGGGACCAGAGTATTCAAGATGTGTAGATTGTTAATTATATGAACGAAGGAATAGTTTTAATTATATCAAATGCTTTAACGGCAGCAGCATCATTTTTCGTTGGTAGAAGAAAGTCCGAAGCGGATAGTGATAATGTAATATTGAATAATCTTGCTACAAGTATTGGTATTTATCAAACGATAATTGAATCCTTGAAAGAAGAGATACATCAACTGAATATCAAAGTAGACCAACTTGAAAAGAAGGTTGATTTTCTTACAGAAGAAAACACTAAACTTAGAGGATACGGAAAAACACTATAATGCCAATACCATCAGTAAAACCAAGAGAAGAAGAATCAGAGTTTGTATCAAGATGTATATCTGATATAATCGATGAATATGGACAAGACCAAGCATCAGCTATTTGTTATGCTCAATATCAAAATGACACTCAAGGAGGAGTTGCTTCATCTATGTCTGAAGAGTTCGGTAGAACCAAGTTTATCTTTAAGCCAGAACATAAAGAACAGATGACATCTTTTATGTCTCGTTGTATGTCTAACGCTCTTGTAAAAGTTAGAAAAAGTAATCGTAGTGTTAGATGTGGGTGGTGTTATTCACAATACCAAACAAATTATTTATCGAACATAGGGAAGAGTTGGAAATAACCCCTTTATTTCTCACGGAAACACACCTACAATCAATTATAAATCCAAAGTAATATAACTACCCCAAAATGAAAGATGATGTCTTAGAAACGAAATTATGCAAGGCTTGCGATTTAGTTAAACCAATAAATCATTTTCATAGAACAGGACTTACTACTGGTGATGGTAGAAATGCCAGATGTCGTGTTTGTAAAAGAGATGGACTTTTAATTCCAAAAGAGTTAAAGAAACGTAGGAGCAAAGGTGATAGTGTTACAATATTAGATGATATTAAAATTACTCACATTAAAGACGAAGATTATATGGAGATGTATGTTTGGTTGGAAAAACAATTAGGATACGACCTGAGGTCTAAAAAGAGTATTCACGAACAATTCTGTGAGAGGTATGGATTAAAGATTAGAAAGAACTTTAAGAGATTCCCTAATCATAAATCACCAAAAGATTTAGGATTAATTTAATTTACCATTTTGATTTTTTAGTTTTTTTTTATATATTTATAATTGTAGTCCCTCTTCACGCAACCGGACATTAAGAAATTAACGAACCCTTATAAAGTAAATTGTGAAGTGAAGAGCACAGTTGAAATATGAGGGTTTTTTTATAAATTATGAAAGAAATAAAAATGGGTAATGTATTGATTTACGAATCAATTTGGAACATTACAGAAAGATTATCAGAAGAACAAACTGGTAAATTATTCAAGGCAATTAATGCTTGGAGAAAAAATGAAGAAATCATATTAAATGATTTATTACTTGAAGGTATTTGGTTAGGAATTGAACCTAATCTTATTTCTCTATTTGGGAATTACCAAAAGAAAGTTGAGTTAAATAAATCAAATGGTAAAAAGGGAGGAAGACCAAAAACCCAACCTAACCCAGAAAACCCAGATGGTTTTAGTGAAACCCAAAATAACCCACAGAACCCAAATGGTTTTATGGAAACCCAACCTAACCCAGAAAACCTTAAAGAGAAAGATAAAGAGAAAGATAAAGAGAAAGATAAAGAGAAAGATAAAGAGAAAGATAAAGAGAAAGATAAAGAGAAAGATAGAGATATGAAAAATCGAATTGATATTTTTAATTTAGATATGTTCTCAAAAGAAGCTCAAGATTTAGCGGATGTAGAGTTGAAGAAAATGTTAAATAAATAACTATGAGAAATATATTATCTTCAACAGAAATAGCAAGGAATAAAAGATTAAAAGAATTATTCAACGAAAGAAAGAATAAAACTACTGGTCCTTCAACACCAAGAACAACTTTAACTTATGAAGAATTAGATAAGGTTAAAGAATTAGTTAAAGAAGGTATGACAAGAGATGAAGCAGTTAAACAAGTATTAAATAAGTTATGAGAGATTTAAGTAACATACCGGAGAAGTTCCACGTATTATTTACAGATGTAAGTTGGAGTAGTGGTAATGATAGTAAGATGGGAGCCTTACAAAGAAGTGATATAAATCAGTTATATCTTGAATATAATAAATGGAGTATAGAACAAATTATACATCCCCCTTCAACGAATAATGAACCTGAAATAATTAAAGGTTTTATCAAGGATTAAATTATTTTCAATTACTTTAGATAATTGAGATAAATAATATATTTATATTATATGAGTCAAGCTGTAGAAAATACAATTACAAGTGTTAAGTTGATTAAGATTCAACATACATACAACAATACTGAAAAACCAATATATTATTATAATATTGAGGTTGAAGGTATTAATGAACCTTTGATTGTTGAAACTACTGCTTTTATCGATGATTCAATTATCGGTAATAAGTTACAATATAATTTAAGTAAAAAGAACGAAGTTAGTGATTTTAATCTAATATAATATTAGAGGGGGGAAAATCTGGTTCTAATGTGCTCTCATTATTTCTTTTTTTTGTATTCATCAGTCCCCCCTCTTTTTTTTTACTATGGAACAAAAAGGCACATTATACAATTTATTAGAAGATGTCATCAACGACAATCCAACTTA